GCTGAAGTCATTTCACAATGTCCCTGAAGATTTGACTGGGCATTTGATGAAGTTTGTTGAGCCACTTCGCTATCGCCACCTCAATCAGTTCATTCAAATTGCTGCGCAAGCCAACCAAATGCTTCGCCCAGTTCCCGACGAAAGACAACAGTTGATTAATTTGTCGCATTGGTTGCACGTTTTCGGCGAGCAAAAGATGCCTGACTATTTCTCACTGTATGCAAATCCAGATGATGTCATTACATACTCTGGCGGCACTGCGCAAAACACCGTGGTGAATACCTCACTGCGTAAACGTTTCAAGAATATGCATATCCCACCTCATTGTCCAGATGATGGTTTGAGTTTGGGTTGTGTTGAGTTTTTGCGTAAGTTGTTTTGTCAGCCAAAGTTTGATAATAGCAACTTCCCATATTGGCAAAACGATGAAGCACCTGATAGCACTCCATCAGCCGCCACTATAGAAAAGACCTCGGAATTTCTTGCGCAGGGTAAAATAGTCGCTTGGTACCAGGGAAATGGTGAAATTGGACCAAGAGCCCTTGGCAATCGTTCTATTTTGATGAACCCAAATGTTGAAAATGGTAAAGATATTCTCAACTCTCGTGTTAAAAAGCGTGAAGAGTATCGCCCATTTGGTGCATCAATTTTGAATGAATACACCAGTCAATATTTTGATTGTGACTATGAAAGCCCATATATGCTTTATGTAATTGACGCTCTTGATAAGAGTCAGTTCAAACCTATTTTGCACGTTGATGGTACTTGCCGTATTCAAACGGTCAATGAACAACCGCAATATGCAATTTACCGAGACTTGATAGAAAGTTTCCGACGCAAAACTGGTATTCCAATGGTGCTCAACACTTCACTAAACGTGAATGGTGCGCCTATTGCTGGATACAAGGCTGACGCAAAGAAACTTTTTGATACAAGTGATCTTGACGTTTTAGTTATTGGCGATGAGATCATCACGAAGTAATATAAATAACAGTGCCCAAAAGGCATATACAAAGAAATACTACGATATACAACGAGACACATAGGAGATATACATATGTCATTTGCTGACCTTAAACGATCCAGTGCTAGTAGTTTTGATAAACTCACTAAAGAACTGGAAAAGTTAAACAAAAACACATTCGATAATTCTGAAGAAGATAAGTATTGGAAACCAACTGTTGATAAGGCTGGTAACGGCTACGCAGTTATCCGTTTCCTTCCCGCGCCAGACAAAGAAGATATTCCTTTTGTTCGCATTTGGGATCATGGCTTTCAAGGACCAAGTGGTCTTTGGTACATCGAAAAGTCATTGACCACTTTGAACAAAGAGGATCCAGTTTCAGAGTACAATAGTAAACTTTGGAATTCTGGTATTGAGGCTGATAAGGAACTCGCACGTAAGCAAAAGCGTCGACTGACTTACGTCTCAAATATTTTTGTTTTGAAGGATCCTAGCAACCCTGCTAATGAGGGGAAACTTTTCCTCTTCAGATATGGTAAAAAGATTTTCGATAAGATTAACGATATGATGTATCCTCAGTTTGAGGATGAAGCACCAGTTAATCCATTCGATCTTTGGAAAGGCGCTAACTTCAAGTTGAAAATTCGTAATGTTGAGGGATACCGAAACTACGACAAGTCCGAATTCGATGCTCCCGCACCACTATTCGATGAGGACGACAAACTTGAGGAAGTTTGGAACAAGGAGTATTCACTCAAAGAACTCGTTGATCCAAAGCACTTCAAGTCCTATGCAGAACTCAAAGCACGTTTGGATGCTGTGTTGGGTCTAGATGGTGCAGCACCGCGTCCTAACACTCGTGCCGAACTAGCCACTGAGGATGCTGTAGCAGCACCCACATTCAAGGCAAAGGAGGCTCCGATCACTGCTGTTAACAATAGCAACAGTGATGATGACGAGGATCTTGAGTTCTTCAAGAAACTTGCGAGCGAGGAATAATTCGCGGCTAAAGGTTGATTGGGTTGGGAGGGGGAGCGAAAGTTCCCCCTCTTTTTTTATGCCCTGCCAGTCGTGAAATAATTTGTCCACATAATCGTAGAGTCAAAATATGGAGAACTTGGTTCTCCTGGACCATTTGCTACAACTGATGTTGATGATGGTGCTGGGCTATTTGATGCCACTACAACTGCTGGTGGTGTTGTTGATCCTGCTGAAGAACCAGCTCCTGCCGCATTGGAAATAGCTGCCGCCGCTATCGGCATTGCAGCTGGAGTAAAATCTCCAGATTGAGCCCTTAATGCAGCACCGCCCGCAGGATCCAAATTTCTAAAATAAGCCCAAGTGCCAGACAATTGTTTGTTATTTGAACGAACAGACTCGTAAAGACTTTTTGCCAGTTCGTCTTGAATTTCAGGAGTAAATTTTATATTTTTCCAGTTGTCGCCATATAATTTTTGGGCTTGTTCCATCAAAGTTCCATAATTAAATTGATACGCTCCAATAGCACCAGTTCCCTTACTTGAATCCACACCTTTGATTTTACCCCTTGTATTAGGTATCAAAGTGTTTTTTTGGAAATCGCTAACTTGGCCAAGTGTCATTTCTGTCAATGGTTTGTCAGGGCTACCATATTGACCATATGCATAAACGGTATTATACGGATCACCACGCAGCGCGGTTCCTTCTCCCGCTATAATGCCGCTTTTCACATTTTCAAAATTTGTGCCAGAAAAATCCGCATTTGCAGCAGCACTTGGGGTGTATTTTCTACCCCTGCGACCGTGTCCAAGTCTTTTTGGTGTAAACGTTTCAGTTGGAGTTACTGCGGAATCTTCTTCGCCCAAAAAACCCTTAATCTTATCAATGGTGTCATCAACAATTTCAAATATTCCTTCAAAAACTCCAGTTACCTTTTTTACTAATGCTGGTAAAGAAAGTGCAAGTGTCATCAAAAGCGTTTTGGTCAAAAATGAAAGCATTCCTTCACCAGTATTTTTAACCATTGCCATAATTTTACCGCCACCATCAGCACCACTCAGAGTTTCTTTTTCAAGAGAACCTTCTCTTGCGGCTTGATTTTCCTGAGTGAAAGAGGCGCGTTGAACATCGAGTTGATTTTTTAAAGTCGCATCTATTCCAGCGAGATATTTTACAGCAATGCTCAAAAGACGATTTGTGACTTCACAACACTCTTGACCGCAGCAATCACCAGTTTTATTTTTTGCCCTAAATCCTGGCAACCCAGGCATTGATGGTGTTCTAAGTGTTGGTAATGCGCCTCTAAACGCTGTTGCATCGCCTCCAGTTGAGGTTAGTGAAGCCCCCTCAACCCCATTTGAAGAAGTAATTTGTCCACCGTTATCACCACCTAAAAAACCAGCAGCAGCGCCGCCCAAACGCCCAAGCATGGAAGCGCCCAATGCAATCCCTGTTCCAATTTTTCCTGCAACTTTTGCAGTGCCACGACCCAAATTTCCGAGAAATGGGAGAGCGTATCCAGCACCTTTGACGAGATTTTGAGCAAGTTTGTTTTTTGCCAGTCGTTGGAGTAAACCACCGCCAATTACCTGTCCCTCTAAAACATCTCCCGCATTTTTTCTAAACAGTCCACCAGCGGCTCTAGAACCAGCAATAAACTCTCCCTCTAACACTCTCCCTGCACCACCTGCCCCTCTCGTTATCAACGAACGAGCCCCAGTCATAAGTGCTTGTCTGGCAACAGTTCCACCAACCAAATTTAATACCGCAGGAGCGGCTAGTGCTAAAGGTAATGGCATTTATTTTTGCTCTCTTTTTTCTTTTTCTTTTTCCAAAAAATCTATTAACATTTGAACATACAAATCTCTTTCAAAAGGTATCAAATTTTCAAGATCCCCAATAGAGTATTTATGATGCTGAACCAACGAGAACATCAGGTTATAATAATTTATCAGACTCGTATGACTCAGCGCAAGGTAAAAAAATCGCTTAATGTGCTCAGTGTTACTGATTTCTCCTTATCCAATGAGTTTTTGTACTTCACAGTGTGTTCTAACCTTGGCATGTTTTCCATGAAGTTTCTAATTTTGTCAAAGGTCTTCACATCAAGATTGTCAATAAACTCTTGTAATTCTGTTTCTGTTTGTTCTGATGCAGGGTATACATCGTTTTCGTCATAAATCTCATCCAAGCATTTGATGATAAAGAAATTAAGAATCTCAACTTCATTTTGAAACTTTTTCATTTCATCGATCAATGATGCACTTGGATACTTCATAACGATGCCAGAGGTTTTATTGATCTTGATATTTTTATCAATTTTCTTTGGCGCTACCATTTCAACTTCATCGAGGTCGATTTGGAGTTTGTATTGTTTTTCGTCTTCAGCATCTTTGTAAAAGACTTCAATAACGTTGTTGACTGATCTTGCGCGGAGTTTGAGGAAAATATATTCCAAATCAAACATGGCGAGTTTTTCAACATCAATTTGATCACTCAAACAGCAATTGTTTACCACTTGTTTAATAGCCCTAACCGCTTCTGTTTCATCGCCGCTTTGT